TTATCTCAATAATGAGAATTTTATGAAAATACTTTTATTAGATATTGAATGCGCTCCAAACCTTGCAACAGTTTGGGGAATATGGCAGCAAAATATCGCGCTTAACCAGTTATTAGAATCATCTTATACTTTATGCTATGCTGCTAAATGGTATGGTAAATCAAAAATTATGTTTGATTCAGTATATAAAAGTAATCGTAAACATATGCTTAATAGCATTCATAAATTAATGGATGAAGCCGATGCAATAGTTCATTACAATGGATTGCAATTTGATATCAAAATGTTAAATGGTGAGTTTTTACAAGCCGGCATGCCGCCACCAAGTCCAGCAAAACACATAGATTTACTTAGAGTTGCTAGAAGTCAATTTAGATTTGTATCAAATAAACTTGACTACGTATCTCAAAAATTAGGTTTAGGTAAAAAAACAGACCATGAGGGTCATGAATTATGGCTAAAAGTTATGAATAATGACCGCCAAGCATGGAAACGTATGGAAGTATACAATAAAAATGATGTTATATTATTAGAAAAATTATATGATAAATTTAAAGGATGGATAAGTAATCATCCAAATCATAATTCATTTTCTAATGGTACTGTTTGCCCAAATTGTAACTCTGCAAGATTAACTAAACAAGGTAGTTTTATTACTAGCTCTAGAAAATATCAACGTTATCAATGTAAGGATTGCGGAAAATGGAGCAAGTCAGTGAAATCAGAGAAATTAAACCACGACTTAGTTACCAGCATATAAGGAAAATTATGGACATCTCAGCATTATGTGAGCATATTATAGGCAAAGAAATTGTAGAGGCCGAAGCATATACTGACCCGTCTGTTTTAATTATTACTTTATCTGATGATACATATATAGAAATTACAGTTGATGCTATTTACTCAGAGGTGCCAGCATTAGATGACTAACATTATTTTACCTAACGGTGAAGTAGTAGATAACTATAGTAGTAACTACAGGTTGTATTGTGAAGCAAAATGGTTATTAACTAAAGATATTAATTTTAGACGTGAATGGTTATGTAAAATAGCTGAAAAACGTAAAAATGAATTAGAACCACTAAAAACCTATTTAAAAATGTTATTTGACTTAAAATAAGTGGCCTTAGAAACATTATTTTAATATGCCCTATATATACATATCAATTTATAATAAAAGTGTCTCTATGGATGACTGCGTGAGTTTTAAATACGTTTTGCTAGTTTATACCAGGTTTTAATGTAATCTTTAAGACTATCTATTGAATTTCCAAGATAAATAAGTGATGTTTGTGATATTTGATAATATTTTGAAATATGAATACCTGTATTATCTGAATATCCATTAATAAGTATTACAGTAAAATTAGGTTCCTTTGATAAGGCTTTAAGAAGTATTTTTTGACCTTCTGAAATTTCTTCATTATCACGTTTCCATTCTGCCAATAAAAACTTATCATTAATGCCGTATACCATATCTAAGTTAGATGGCATAATTTTAGGACTATCTTCAAATAATCCTTTTAAAAAACCAAAGTCAGTATGACTGGCCATTTGATTTCTCATTCCATTAGACACAAATAATTATTCCATTTGAACCAACTTGGCAAATTGTTACAGAACCATCCGGCGCTAATATAGTAGTTGTCTGACTAAATACTTCTTCAGTCCAAAAAATAGCTAATCCGGCCATGATTACAATAAATATCCAATATATTTTAGTCATCTAAATCCTCAAGTCTTTCTAAAAACGCAGTAGTTTGCATATCATTATTGTCTTCATCAGTATTACTAAATATAATATCATCTTCAAAAGTATTAACTAATTCTTGAATTTCATCTTTATTATGTTGCAATTTATCAATTACTAATTGTGCATAACCTATAATATCAATCCATGAATCTATATAATTTGCATCGCCATTTACAATACGACTTATTTTATGAGCAATCATTTCTAATGCTTCACGTTGATAAAACGATAATTTATTGGTAGTATCGCCAAGATTAATTGCTTGTTTTATTAATTGTGTTGTTGTTGCATTTGATGAAAAATCGCCATAACGATTGCCACGTTCATCTAAAATATTATTAATATTTGTCATAAAATAAGCCTTTATTAATTGTAATATAATTATATTATCATATAAATGATAAAAAGTGTATTATAATCTATCAGTTTTTGTTTTATTTCTTTTACCTCTAGGTGTTGCTTCAGGTAATACAATAGCTCCAGTTTTATTTAATTGTATTAATCTTCTATAATTAAATCGCAAAGCAGTGCATAAATCTATGCGTTTTGCTTCAGGATTTTTTTCTAAATATTCTTTAATTAAATTAGCATGTTTTAAATCATCAATTTGCGTATACATATTTTCTCCTATAGTCTAGTTTGTTCAAAACATTCTAAGTGACTTTTAGCAAAGATATTAGGTTTAATTTCTTCGTATAATTCACCTTGAATACATTTTAAATTTATACTGTATTGTTTAACAGTATATTTATATTCCATAATTCCCCATGTAATTGCTGCCCCAATAATAATACCAACAACTAATTCAGGAGTGCCTTTCCATTTATAATCCATTGTTAGCCTCTACAAGACGTTTACTATCATATTTAGATAATCCTTTATATTCTTCTACAGGTTCACCAGGAAACAAAGGAATTATTTTTATGTGATGGGTTGTATTTTTTAAATCATTTAAATATGAAAGCTGATTTGGGTGAAATGACCATAAATAAGACTTCTTTAGGTCGCCTGATTTAACACAAAATTCTTGATAAAGCCATGCTACTGGTTCAGTCACAAAACACCAACCTTCCTATTTTAATATTGCAATTTTTCCAACCCGCCGGAGTATTAATACTATCATCATAAAAATGTAGTTTATTACCTATTGGGTTTTTAATTTTATTAAGATAAATAGCATCTATTGCTGTATATTTTATTTGTAAATATCTTTTATTATCAACCTCTTCATGATTTACATCTGTTATGCCTTGGAATTGCAAATTAGCGTATACAACTTCACACGGGTCATTTCCATAGTTTTTACTTTTAACACGGTTACGTATAACATTAAATACACCAATAATTTCTTGTTGCGTTGATGCTTCATGATATGCTGCATGTGCATAACAACTCATATATAAATCTAATGTATTAATATCCATAATAATTAAGCATTTCTATTAGTAATAATTAGTAAATTTGCATTATTATTTATAATGTATATTTAGTATAATCTTATTATATTGTGCAATTAAGCATAATATATTTATAAAAGGAAATACTATGTGGACAACTCCAGCAGTTACAGAAATGCGTTTTGGCTTTGAAGTAACTATGTACGTTATGAATAAGTAATTATTTTTTTAGCTGGGGATGCGCCTTAAAAGGGCACATCCTCTTCTGAACCTTCTACAGCAGGTTTGCCATATTCTGCATTTTTTATTTCTTTTGTTTGTATTTGCCCAGAAATAAATTCGCCACGAGCACTTTCTCGTTTCCATCCAGATAATCTAAATTCAACGCCATTAAGATTTGCTGTGCCACTCCAATCCGGGCGTTTAGGATTTTCTCCTTTGTCATTAATAAATAATGCAAATGTATTTGTATTGTCATATTGCGCCATACTTTACTCCTCTATGTTAAAAATAGGTTTTCTTGTCCAACGTTTAGGCTCTACGTCATCATTAACGTATTGCATAAATTCTAATGCTAATGGGATATACCAATCTTCCCATTTTTTATTATATGTAATATTTTGTATTCTAATACCATTAGGTGTCCAAACACCAAACCAAGCCATATTTTGATTGCATACTAGCATTTGCATTTGTATTTGAAAATAATAACGCGGCGGCATAACATCATAATATTCCTGTGAATATGGGCATTTTAATTCTACAACTGTGCCATTATCTAAATATGCGTCAGGAGATGCACCAAATGGTAATGTATCATGCACCATTAATTTATTCCCAGGCAAACAAATTTCATCCATTTCTTTTTCAAATGCACTTAATGCTAATGGTTCATTATCGATTCCCCATTGAGTCATTTCATTACCTTCAAAAGGCGGTTCACGTAAAGTCATTTGACGCCATAGTTTTTGCCTTTCATAAACTGCAGCCCAAGCATTACTAGCCGTAATAATATTATGACGTCTATTATCTTTTAAATGACTCATGCAAATTTCTTAAGTTCATTAGCAAATTCGCGTAATTTTTCTTGCGCTATTGGCGTTAATTTAAAAAATGCTTGTTTAAGTTCACCACGTTTAGCGGCTTCCTCTAAGTTATTTTTAGCAATTTCTAATTGTTCTTCTGTTATATTTTGTTCAACTTCAACTTCAATTGGTTTTGCAGAATCAATAGAGTCATGCTCTACAATTTCAAAAGCGTTTGTCCATAAATACCTACGAAGATATGTTTGAACCGCGCCTAAATTTTGCACCTCATGACAACCCTTTAAAGCTGCTGAAGACATAGGGCATTTAAATTCAATAAATTGTGAAGAATCATCTATATCAGTTATAGTTAAAACAGCAATATCTGTATAAAATGTTACCGTGCCACATAAACCAATATCATTACAAATAGTCTGAATAACAGGTAAAAAGTCACCTAATTCAAAATATTGATATCCTGCAAATTTGTTTTTGCCAGATTTTTTAAGTTCTGTATTTTGTAATTTAATTCTTGCTGCTTGTAGTTTTTTAAAGACTGTCATTTATATTCTCCTGTTTATTTAATTCTTTTAATGCTTTTTCTTTATGTTCAAATTTATCATTATCATCTTTTAACTCTTGATTTATTAATTGCAATTGGCTAATAATATCTTCTAATTCATCCATATTGATACCCCGTTTAATAAAATAATTAATAAAATAGCAATTAAAATTTCTTTACGTTTTTGTTTTTTTTCTTGCATTGAGTCCTGAGTTTTATATTCAATTCCATATCTTTCCCTATAACTTCTTGGAATTTTAAAGTCCCATTGATTATACCAGGAATAATGTTTATCTTTATCCCAGCCCCATTTATTCATCATGTTTTTCCTGTTGTTCTAATTGATGCTGCTCTTCAAGTTCTTTTTGACGCCAAAATTCTTGTTGGTCTAAATACTCATCATAATCTAAATATCGTTCCATTATATTGCCCCTGCTAACTTACCCATAATATGTAAACAAAGCCATACATAAGCCCAAAATGCTATTGCCGTTATAATCATAGTTTTTATTTTCATTTATATTCTCCAGGTATTAATTAACTGTAGAATCATTGTACATTTGTAATTATGAAAAGTAAACACTTTTTTTCAAAATAATTAATTATTTTATAAGTTATTGATTTTTAATAGAAATATTAGCAAATTTAGCTAAATTTTGAGCAATTTCCCAGCTTTTTTGCCATTTTTGGCTTGATTCTGTTGAATAAGTAACAATATTAGATATACCTGCTTGTATTAATCCCTTCATACATTCATGGCATACTTGCCTGCCATATACATATATTGTAGAATTTTTAAGAGACACCCCAGCAAGTCCTGCATTATAAATGCTATTCATTTCAGCATGAATTATATAATCTAATTTATTATCTGAATTTAAATATTCATCAGTATCAGGCATTGCTGCCGGTAATCCATTGTATCCTATGCTTAATATTCTACGACTTTCAGATACAATTACAGCACCCACTTTGGCATCCGGGTCTTTGCTCCAGGTGCTAACTTCTTTAGCAATATTTAAAAACCTTTTATCCCAATTTGTCATATAGCAACTTCCATTTTAATAGCAGGAAAAGGAACTAATAGTTGCATTTTTTTATAATTATTTACAAAACTATCTGGGTTTTTTAATACTTTATCTAATGGCCATTCTAATAGTGGAATATTAATTTCAACATTTAAATTATTTGTTTTTAATAATTCTGTAATTGTTGCTTTTTGGTTTTGATATATATGTGCATTAATTAAAATAAATTCTAAAAACCCTATATCAATTTTTAAAGAAGCAGCAATAACAGCTTGCAAACATCTAAATGTAATAGTGTCATATACTAATCCTACAGCAACATCACTGCTGCGCATTACTACACTCATATTTAATTTTTTATTTGTTATATCAATATAAAACCCAACAGGACAAGGCACATTAATAGCATTTAAATTGCAATCATCTTTTGGGTCCCATGAGCTAATCCAAATACGACGCGTTGTTTTATCTTTTTTTAAATTATTAATAGCTGCTTCTATTTGGTCATACCCTAAGGCATTACGCCATCTATATCCATATCCAGCAGTTACTTCATTATTAACTTGCCATTGTTTCCACATACCTGTATGCTCATTTAACCAATCACAATTTTTTGTTCCCATTAAAAACCATGCACATTCAGCAGCCCCGCTATGTAAATATGCTTTGCGGCCACCAACAATTGGTATACCATAATTATCATGCCTTAATACAATAGTTCCGTTATAACGTTGTATAGTTTGTTTTGTACGGTCATTAGGAATATCAGGCATTGCTAATATGTCTTTAACTAATTTTTTATATTGCTGTTGATACGTCATATTATTGTTCATCAAGAATTGCTTTTAAGTTTGGTGGTTGCCAGCCTTCCGGTTTAATAACATCTAATGAATTTTTACGTTTTGATTGTTCACTATTTGTTGCACGTACTTTATTCATATTAGTAGTATGTACTTCATTCCATAATTTTTGCCAAGGCAACCCCATCATATATGCTGTTCCCATTGCCACATATACAATGTCAATTAATGCGTCTGCCATGCCAACCGTATCATCTAAATTAGCACTTTGAATAAATTCTTTTAGCTCTTCTTCTAAAAAATGCACGCGATATGCTTGGGTATCTTTGTCTAATGGCCTTGCTTTACCAATATAAACTAAACCGTATTTGTTATGGAAGTCAACAACATCATGAAAATTTGAGTGCATATATAGCCTTTGATTTATTAAGTTTCTTAATCATATACTAAGTAATTTAAAAAAGAAAGTACTTTTTTTCAAAAATATAATATATAATAGATTTATTCTTGAAAGGGAAATTATGAAAAAAAATCAACGTGGCGGCAAGAGACCTGGTGCTGGAAGACCAAAAAGCATTATTAAAACTGTTGGTATTAAAATTACATTACCATTAGAATTAAAAACATTTTTAAAACAATTAGGTGGTTCTAAATGGATTAAAGAGCAAATATTAAAACATATGTAATTGGGAGATTATATGAAAAAAGTTCGTAACTGGAGTAAATTCCAACATTTTAAAAATAAAAGCTCTATGATTTGGTTTAAAGTATATGGCCGTGACATATTAAACGACCCAGATTGGCATGAATTATCAGACACACAGAAGGCAACTTTATTTGAATTATGGTGTTTAGCGTCTGAAACAGGTAAAGATGGTCAATTACCTGACACAAGAAAAATTGCATTTAGATTACATAAAAGTGTTCCTTTTATAATCAGCAGTTTAGATGATTTAAAGACATGGTTTGAAGAATAAATATAATAATTATATAAAAATTATATACATATTACATGCTATATAATATAATATTAAATAATATTAGATAATATTACATTAAATAATATTAAATTAAATTAAAACATATAAAGGAGATTATATGGAAATTAATGAAATACTTTCAAAGTTTCAAAAAGTATATAAATCAGGAACTGACCAGTGGCAATGTTTATGCCCCGCACATGATGATAAATCACCATCTGTTGGTATCAAATATACTAAGGACGGCAGAATACTAATTCATTGTTTTTCAGGCTGCCCTACTAATGAAATATTAGATGCTGTTGGAATATCATTTGATGATTTATTTCCTGATAAATTAGAAAATGAATATAAACCTATTAAACGTGCTTTTAATCCTTATGCTGTATTAACATCATTATCTAATGAAATTTTATTATGCACATTAGCAGCAATGGATTTGTCTAAAGGCAAAATTTTAAATGAAACTGATAAGCAAAGATTAATACTTGCATACTCACGTATTAAAGGAGCTTACGATTTATGTCATTAGAAAAAAAAGTTAAAGAATTAATAGTTAATGAAGATAAAATAAAAAATTATTTTTTTGTTCGTGATAGTGAAGAGTATAGAAAAATTAAAAGTCCTGATTTATTTATAGATGATACTATTAAATATTTTACAGGAGAAATTCAAAGCGGAGCATATTTACCATTTGAAAAAGCAGAAAACTTTCGACTTCGTTTAGGGGAAACTACAATTTGGTCCGGCTATTCAGGACACGGCAAAAGCATGCTACTTAGTTATATAACATTAAAGTTATTTGAAAATTATAAAACTATGATATGCTCATTTGAAATGTCTTGTAAAAGTACATTGGCTAGATATATTCGCCAGTCAGTAGGAACTAACGAACCTACAGAAAGCGCAATAACTAATTTTTGTAATACTAATGCAGGAAAATTATTTTTGTATGACCAATTAGGTTCTACAAATCCAACGGCTGTATTATCAGTAATTTATTATGGTGCTGAGCAAATGGGTATTCAGCATTTTGTAGTAGATAGTTTAATGAAGTGTTCTATAAATGAAGATGACTATAATGGTCAAAAAAAGTTTGTAGACCAGCTTTGTATTGCTGCTAGAGACCTTAATATTCATATTCATCTTGTTGCCCATAGCAGAAAAACAATAGATGAAACTTCGCATACACCAGGAAAATTTGATGTAGCCGGAAGTGCAACAATTACAAATTTAGCGGATAATTGTGTTAGTGTATATAGAAATAAACGTAAAGAAAAAGATATTTTAGAAGGCAAAATTGAAGAAGGGCAAATTAAATTAATACCTGATGCTTACATGTCTATTAATAAACAAAGACATTTTGAATGGGAAGGTAGCATCCCATTATGGTTTGAGCCAAAATCTTTACGTTATAGGGATAAACCAATATGACAATTAATGATTTTATTAAAGAATGCCAAAAAATATTTGGTAATGATATAGAATATAAAGTAACAACTAAAGATGGCATTGTATTTAAACAAACAAAAGGATGGAAAGATGATAAAATTCAATTTAACTCAAACGAATTTACCACTTTTAATCAACAAATTAAAAGAACTAAATTTTAAAAAAATTTGGAAAGTAACAATTAGCGAGAGTAAATCTTTAAGGTCATTATCACAAAACGATAGATATTGGATTATGCTTAAAGAATTGGGGGATTATTTAGGTTATTCTGATATTGAACTTCATGATTTATTAAAATGGAAATATTTGTCTACACAAAAAGAAATTGCAGGGCAACTTATAACTGTAATAAAGTCTACAAGCTCATTAACAACAGATGAGTTTTCAGAGTATAATGCTAATATTGAACGTTTTGCAAATGAATTTGGATTTAAATTCCCACATGATATACCGCAATATTAAACTAACAAAACTTGTACGCGAATTGCCATGCCAACATTGCGGCATTCAATCAGAAACTGTTTGCGCAGCTCATCGTAACGAAGGCAAAGGCATGGGAAGTAAAGTGTCAGACGCATTAGTGGCAGCATTATGCCATGAATGTCATTTCCATCTTGATAATGGAAAAGAGTTATCAAAAGAAAATAGAAGGGACATGTGGAATCGTGCTTATATTAATACAATACAATATTTATTTGAACATGATATGATTGGAGTTAAATAATGGGGAAAGGTAGTGCGCCACGTCCATTTGCGGACCGTAAGGAATTTGATAAAAATTTTGATTTAATTTTTGGAAAGAAAAAACATGGCAACAAGCCCGACTCAATTGACCCTAAAAAAATTACAGAAAGAGAATTACCCGTTATCCCAAGTAGTGGAAAAATGGAATAGTTGGGGTAGAGTACGTGTAGATTTATTTGGAATAATTGACGTGTTAGCAATTTCAGATGAAGGTAATACAGTGGCCATACAAACAACTAGTCTTAGCAATACAGGCGCTCGAATTAAAAAAATAGGTGATAGCAATGCAATTGGTTATTTACGTAAAGCAGGTTGGACAGTGCTTGTACATGGGTGGTATAAAAAAAATAATAGATGGCATGTTAAAGAGATAGACCTTTCCTAATGTTAACAATGACTAGATTACTTGAAATATTAGATGGATGGGCATTATGGATGCGGAAATCAAATCATAAATTAGGATTTCCATCAAAGTCAATTGGATTAAGTTCTGGTGGAGTATCAACTGAAGATTCATTTGATGATTTAATTGCTATACAAGATAGTAATAATATTAGAATATTAGATACTATTATTCATAACTTGCCAAAAGAACAGCAAGATGCTCTATATCATAACTATCTTAATGCTAAAAAACCATTTGCATTTGAATATAAACATGAATTAGCTTTAGACAATTTGCTTACATTAGCCAGTCGCAAAATAAATATATAAATATGTTTACAAATAATTAAATTTAGAGTATAATACAAGGCGATGGAGGAGTAGTCTCTATCATTTATAATCTCCAATTGTCCCACTTCGGTGGGATTTTTTTTATCATGAATATTAATGTGTGTAAACAATGCGGTGATGTCTTCGACTCAACCGGTTACCCTGTTTGCCCTAATTGTCAGTTTGACCATATCTTTATAAGGATACCTAATGAAAAAACCAACAACGAAAAAAGGCAAGATGGCGAAAGTAGGCAAAGTAATGAAAGAGTTTAAAACAGGTTCATTACATTCAGGTAAAAAAGGTCCAGTAGTTAAATCACCTAAACAAGCTATTGCTATCGCACTTAGCGAAGCGGGTATGTCTAAAAAGAAAAGGAAATAATTATGCCAATGGTCGGAAAAATGAAGTTTGCTTACACCGAAAAGGGTAAGAAAGAAGCTAAATCATACGCTAAAAAGTCAGGTAAAAAAGTGGTTGCTAAGCCTGCAAAGAAAGGCATGAAAAGTGGCTACTAAACCAGGATTATACGCAAATATTGCAGCCAAAAAAGCTAGAATTAAAGCTGGCTCAGGTGAGAAGATGCGTAAGGTAGGTTCTAAAGGCGCACCTACTGCTATGGCATTTAAACAATCAGCAAAGACAGCTAAGAAAAAGAAATGAGTGCAGCTTGGCAAAAGAAAGCAGGTAAGAACCCTAAAGGCGGTTTAAACGCTAAGGGTCGTGCCTCTTACAATAAAGAAACAGGTGGTAATTTAAAAGCTCCAGTAAAGTCAGGTGATAATCCTAGACGTGCATCATTTTTAGCTCGTATGGGTAATATGCCAGGGCCAGAACGTAAACCTAACGGTGAACCAACAAGACTATTACTATCTCTAAAGGCTTGGGGTGCATCTAGTAAAGCAGATGCAAAAGCAAAGGCAAAAAATATTAGCTCACGTAACAAAAAGAAGTAATGGTAAAATCTTAAGGAATATATTATGGAATTTAATTATCAGCAACCAGGACAACCAGCAGGTCTATTAACATTACCTACGCCTACTGCTCCTGGATTAACACCGACACAATACGGTAATCTTATGCTGCATCCTAGTGGATACTATATTGACAATGGTATGGCTTATCAGCCTATTACAACTAGAAAAGGCGCATTAAGACCATACTCAAAAAATATTAGCAATGCTATAAACTACGGTGGTTACGCATTTAAACCATTTACAAAATCAGCAGATGGTATTTTTGAAGGTAAACTAAGTATGGCAAGTAATCTACCAGAGGCAACATATAGACCATATCCAAATGCTATGTTAGGTTTCTTAGCTAACCCTAGTGATGTATTAGCACAAGCACAACAAGCAGGCGTACCATCATACGGTGCTGGTCGTTTTGCTGGTATTTTAGGTGGCATGCCAACAACAAGTGCTTAACATTTGCAAAAGCTAGATATATATGTAGGATATGATGGCAAGGTAGAACCAATTGCTTATCATAACTTTTGCCAGTCAGTTATAGAGAAGTCATCTATACCGGTAAGTTTTACACCATTAGCATTAAACACTTTAAAAGATTACAAAGATACACATACAGACGGTAGTAACGCATTTATCTACTCACGCTTTTTAGTGCCATATCTAAATAACTTTAAAGGTATCGCACTATTCGTAGATGGCGATATGATATGCAGAACAGATATAGCAGAAATACTAGCTAACTTTGATACAGACGAAGCAATCAAGGTAGTTAAGCATCATTACCAAACAAAGCATCCTGTTAAGTATCTAGGTGCAAAAAACGAAGACTATCCTAAAAAGAACTGGTCAAGCGTTATGTTATGGAACTGTGGACATTGGCTCAACAAACAATTAACACCTAAGTTTGTGCAAGAACAAACAGGTAAATACCTGCATAGATTTGAATGGCTTAAGTATCCAGAAGAACAAGTAGGTAAGCTAGATGAAACATGGAATCATCTTGTGGGTGAGTATGACTATAACCCAGATGCTAAACTAGCGCATTTTACCCTTGGAACGCCATGCTTTAACGGATACCAAGACTGTGACTACTCAGAAGAGTGGTTTGATACCTATAAACGAATGATATATCCTCTAAAAGGAAACGGACAAGAAAGCGAGTTATAATGGCATTATTAAATACATGGGCAAGCCAGCAAAACCAAGCTACCCTGTCGCCACTAGACCGTCTACTTAACAACTATATTCAAAAAGGTGATGCTCCGCTTGCATATTTAATGCGTGGAGATGCACAGGGACTATTAAAAGACCTTAACACACCAAAGCCTGTTAATACTACTCAAGATATGACTGACCTTGCTTTAAATTTGGTTGGTTCTATTAACCCAATAGGTAATGTAACAAAAGGATTACTAAGCAAGACACAGTTTGAGAAAGCTCAAGAAATAGCCTCTAAGAACGCAGAAACGCTATTAGGATTACCTAAAGGCAATACTGCTATGGAAAGAGCTAGGGCTATGGGCTTTGATATAAATACCCCGTTATATCATGGTACAACATCAGATATAAAAGCATTTGACCCAACAATGGTTGGCAAAAATTTTAAAGAAATGAGTGGCGGAACTTATAGCACTACTAGTCCATTTGAAGCAAGTCTATATACGGGGTCTACTGGTATAGATAAAATTATAGACCGTAATATAACAGGCGGTAATGTAATGCCATTATTAGCAAAAAATACAGATGTATTAAATGTTAATGTAAATGATAGGTTTGTTACAAAATATTTAGATAAAAATATTGATAAATTAATTCAAAAAGCAGAATTAAAAAATAAAAAAGCAATTTATGCAAAGCCATTACAGCAACGAACAGACTTAATTAATGAAATGTATGGATTACCCCCTTCTAATTTTGATGATATTAATAACTATATAGCATTAGACCCGTCTCAATATAGGTCAAGATTTGCTGCCTTTGACCCAGCAAGAGCAAATGAACCAGATTTATTAGCAGCAGCACTAGCAATACCAGTAAGTGGACTATTAGAACAACCTAAAGACAAAAAGAAAAAGAAATAACAATAGAGGGCAACCAACCTATGGGAGTTGCAAAACAATGGATAACAATGAAGATAAAGAACCTAAAGTAGGAGCTCCGGTAGGAAATACCAATTCTAGTAAAAACAATAGGATATGGGCAAATACAATTCGTAAATTAGCTGTACAAGAAGACTATAAACGTATACATGCTATTGCTGAAAAACTCTTTGAGAACGCACAAGAAGGTGATTTAGGTGCTATAAAAGAAATAGGTGATAGATTAGACGGTAAGTCAGTAGCTACTCAAGAATTAACAGGACCAGACGGTTCAGATTTACCTAGCGGAATAGGAATACTCTTTGTCAAGCCAGACGATAGCCCAGTTTCCGAGTAAGCTAAACTTCTTATTTGAACCACACCGTTACAAAGTAGCATACGGTGGTAGAGGTTCAGGTAAGTCATGGTCTATGGCAAGGGCATTGCTTATAAAAGCAGCTAATGAGCCAACACGTGTCTTATGTGCACGTGAAATACAAAAGTCTATCAAGCAGTCAGTTCATACATTACTTAATGACCAAATACAATCATTAGGTCTAGGAGCTTTCTATGAAGTATTGGAAACTGAGATTAGAGGTCTTAACGGTAGTACATTTAGCTTTACTGGTCTTGCTACTAATACAGTAGAGTCTATAAAGTCTTTTGAGGGCTGTGACATTGTATGGGTAGAAGAAGCTCAGACTGTTAGTAAGAAGTCATGGGATATTCTTATACCTACAATACGTAAACCTAATTCAGAGATATGGGTATCATTTAACCCTAATATAGATACGGATGACACATATACTAGATTCGTGGTTAATCCACCAGAGAACGCTAAGGTTGTTAAAGTAAACTATACTGACAATCCTTGGTTTCCTGAAGTATTAGAGATAGAACGTCTACACAGCGAGAAGACTAACCCTGACTATGCAAATATATGGGAAGGTGATTGTAAGGCTGCTGTAGATGGTGCTA